GAAAGGATAGTTCTGGATCGAATCGATTGTAGTTGAGTGCGGTGTCGCGGTGCAGTGGACGACGAGGTATTTGATGTTTCGCATAATGCCTGATTAGGTCACAAAATTAAATATCATTCGCCTTCATTTTGCACCCCATCAGGTATGAATCAATGCACCTCCTACCACTTTACACCCTATCGGGTGCTGGTCGTCGTAAACGTCGCATCAATGACGCGAGTGTCTATCTTCTTGGTGTTCAGATGAATTAGCTTCAGCTTCATCCAGTATCCACCGAGCGGCTTCGGCGGCCTGCCTCGCTCAACATGGAAGCCTCCAACGCCGCCATCGTATTCCTCCTTGTATGTCGCCGTGCGTATCTGATGCAGAGGCCGTTGTTTAATTATGTAGTCGTTGCGGTTGAGGTATGTGATGACGTTGATGTGGTGGTACAGCTCGTGAACGTGACCCTGCCACGTGCAGTCGTAGCCTTCCACCATCGCCATGATCCGCTGATCCTGAATGATGCCCTTGGTCACTGGTCCACCTCCGCCTGATCCGTGGTAGTAATGCATTGCAAAGCGCGTCCGGTGGTTCGCTTTAGGACTATGCGTGAAACCGAACAGGATTGCGCCGCCGTAGCCGCCAAGCTGAACGTCAGTGCCGCACTCGTGGTTTAGCAGCGTGACGAACATCTGCAAGGCGTCGAACTCGACATGGCGGATCACGCTTGTTTCGTGGTTGCCATAGCCAATCAGCGCGATGTGTTTGGCGTATGGCTTGAACCACTGCACCGCGTCGTTTACGACAGCTTGCAGGTAGTTGCCCTGGTTGTGTTCCGGTCGTATCTCATCCTTGCCCCTGCGTGGATCTCCGCGCCCCTGCATCAGGCAGAAGGTGTCACCGTTCATGATGATCTTTGCGCCTCTGCGCACGGCTTCGTCGAGGTGGCTCTTTAGCAGGTCGCGATCACACTTCGGGTTGTCCCAGTGCAGGTCGCTCACCAGCAGAAACTCCGCCTCCCTCCCATCGCAGTCGAAGGTGTGAACATTCGCTGCGTGTCGGGTTATATTCATACTATTGGTTTGGTGTTGACTTCAGCAGCTTCATGATGCGCACTTCCAGTACCTCCGTGATCTTGACGCCTGAAAAGCCGACGATGAAGGCGAGGCCGTACTCGATGTTCGGCGCTTTAATGTTCAGGATGCCGATGATCACAGGCGCGATGTAGGTTGCGGATAACGTGCCTGAAAGGACGGCGATCAGCTGCATTTTCCAGTTCTTCATCTTGGGAGCTAGCAGTAGTGCGCCGAAGAAGCCAGCGATGGTTAGGCCGAGGTTGATGCCGATTGATTTGAGGAAGTCGATCATTGTTAATCTTCGTTTAGTGTGTTGTTCAAGTCGTCGCGCTCGGTGTAGTCCTTGCCGTACTGCTCATCCCAGCCGAGGAAGGTATGCACCCCAACAGGCGGAGGCCAGCACTCGAAGGGCAGGTAGGCGACATTTGGCTCTGCATCCCAAAGAATGTCGACGCAATAAGCGCCCTCTATTTCACCCAGCGGCACTGCGAAGCCTTGCGGCTCTGGTAGCGCGGTGAATGTCGCCTCGTTGGGAAAGGCGTATTTGCGGAAGGTAGCCATTTATAGTCGGGTTAATTCGGCGAGTTGGTCGTTCGAGAGCCGTGTGGTGTAGAGTGCAGCGGCGCGGATGCGGTCGTTGAGTTGACTGCCTACTGCGCCATCGGCTCTTGTGCCAAGACCAAAAACTGCCGCAGATAGATTTGGAATTGCGATTGTCTTGGTATCACGCAGAACTCCATTGACATACAAAACAGTCCCGCTTGCTGCTGAATTGTAGCCAACTGCAATTTTGTAAATCCCTGTAGTAATGCCCGATGCGGTTGCTGTTACACCAACACCTCCCGATGTTGCGACAAAGTCAAACGAATTTCCTGCAATACTCATTTCCAATGACAAAAGGTTGTTTCCGTCCACGCGAATGTTTACAATGCGCCTTGCTGCACTTGCTGCAAAACTCCTCACATCCACCTCCGCATAAATCGTCCCCTCGGTTTGGCCTATCAGCCCACTCACGAGCGCCCCCGATGCGCTGATGACGTCAGCGGCACGGCTGACTGCTGCTGTCGTGGTGGTTATTGGTGATGTAGGAACAGGGCCAATTTCTGCCTGCGTGAAGTCCACTTCGATAACATCACCACTTGCAATCATCCGTATTCCTACCTGCCCCGATGCCACTGTTTGCGCTCCACTATTAACCGGAGCAAACGCAGTTGTCAACGTTACGGTCTGCCAATTTGTGCCGCCGTTTGTGGTGAGCTGAATTTCACCAGTGCCTGAAACTCTACGCATATAGGCCGAGAAAATACGCGACTGGGAGGCGTGCGATATGTTTTGCGTTATCGTCGCACTTGCCGCCGTGGATGTAAGCGTCGTTGCTCCTGATGCAGTCCCATCAGCGCCAACGGCGTTGCGTACTGCCGTGATACCACTTGCCGCCCATGTTCCGCTGACCGAGAGGTCGCGACTCCACAATGCTTGATTCTGCCCACTCGCCTCGACCAACAAGGCAGGACACGACTGCCCCAGCCAATCGATGCGCGGCACTCCCGACGCGACGCTTTCAATCAACCCGCTGCTAGTGACGCGCGTCGCCGTTGTGTTGCGGCTGACGGTGAACCGCATCGTCGTGTCTTCCGCCACAAACGGAGGCACGTCTTGGTATAGGTTGCCCGCCTTGTAGAATTGCGGAACTATCAGCAGCGACGGCGTCGATGGCAGTCCGTCAGTGTAGACATCTTGACCGCGCGACACCAAGCAGCTACCTGTGCCAGCGTTTTCATCTTCAACACTCGCACCTGCGCCCTTCGCGCCTTCAAGCGCTGCCGACCACTGCGTCTTGTAGGGGTTCGTGCCGTGTTGCGCGACAAACGGCAAGCCGTAGCCAATGCCTAATGCCATTATACAGCGCTTACGATGGTTACGCCCTGCATTGAATATCCGATCACACTGCCTGCGTTCAGCGTCACGGCGGCAATCCTACGGCCATTGTTGGCGGCTATGATCATGCCCGGACTGAACGCCTGCCCGGAAGGGAATAAGCCGATGCCACCACCACTCACAGCCGTCATCATATTCGTTCCGTTGCTATCGGTCAGCGTTGTGAACTTCGCCTCTTGGTTGACGACCAGCACGTCATAGGTGCGACCTGTTACCGATGAAACTGCGCCTGCGCCAACTGCCAGCACTTCGGCTGCCATTCCGCGCCCGAGTAGCGCATCCATTTGTTGTCCTACATTCATTGTCTTTTTCTTTAGTTGTAAATATCGTTTCGACTGTTTCTATGCAATTCTGCAATCGTGTTTTTAACGCGTCGGTATTTGGCAGACGTTGCGTGAAAACGGCAACTCAAACACGACCGTAGCCTGCCATCCTGCGACCTTGTCATCCCTTGCCTCGACAAAGCGCGTAGCACTCACCGCGCCTATGATCGTGTAGTCGCGATCAGGATCATCGGTGAACTCGGCTACGAAGTCCTGCAGGATGCGTAGGGTATCGCTTAACACCTCATCCTCGTTGTCAGTCCACCGATAGACGACGCTGCCGCTTATGGTCGCATCCACGCCGCGAAGGTCTGCCACCCTGTCCATCACCAGCACGCTGACGCTTAGATTGGTAGCACCCATAGGCATTGACGCGCTCTGCGCATCGACGAACAGAAGCGGGTAGATAACCCTATCCCTGTCGGTTGTCCGCAGGTTGATCACGTTGTCCGTGCCGATCGCCAGCGGATCGCCGAACCCCACCGCGTTCAGCTGCAGGTGCGACTCCGCGAAGGCTATCAGGTCGTTTTTGATTGTCACCCAACTGCTCATAGAATTGCTTTAGTTTATTTACGTTCTTGCTGTGCGCCATCAAAAGTAGTTGCGTCTGTTTTCCGGGTAGTCCAGCGGATCGCGATACCTGCCCCTGCGACCAAGCACCATCCCTGTCTGATATGCGCTGTTGGCCGGGTAGATCGTGTCAATAGCAACTGGAGGATTGTCGAATAGCGGAAACAGCGTGTGGTTCTCTTGAAGGTAGCGCGTGATGCGCTCGGTGTACCACTCCGCATCATCGCGGCTTTTGTCCATGAGGCGCGTCATCTCACGCTCGCTCATCGGCGACGACTCCGTGCTGCTGCGCCGATCCATGCCCTTGTTCATGAACTTAAACGCCAGCACCATCGGAAGTTCAAAGTACATCCACTGAATGATGGCGGGTTGAATGTAGGTCTGCATCAGCGTGGTGTTGTTGGCCGACAAAGTGCCAGCAATGACCTGCGTCACGAGTTCCGCGTAAAGCGCCGATCCAACCGCTGGCTGAATGTGCATCTCTTGCACTTTCACAATGGTTGGGCGTAGCTGGGTGTAGCTTACGTTTTCGCTGATGACCGAATTTTCGATCAGCGTGTTTTCGCTTATAAATAGTGCCTTGCTCATTCGACGATTCTTTCAACTTGTGTACCTTTTTTGATCACCAACTGCTGCACCCACATATGCCGGCAACTTGGCCGGTGCCTGCCATCTTCAAGCGTCAGCCATCCGCCTCTGCGCTCCCAGACGCTGTAACCCATGAGCGCCGTTAGCTGATTAATGTCGTCGCGTGTGTATAGGCGTGCGCTGCTCAAGTCCATCATTACCTGGCAGAACTTGCGGCTCTTATCGTAACCGTCAGCCTTGCTCAACCCACGATATTCAGGCCTCCAGTCGTACCGGTAGCGCACCTCGACAATCGGCTCTGGCACTTTCTCTTCCTTCGTCGCCTCACCGATGCCGCGCTTCAACGGATACTTGTTGACCTGCAACAGGTACTGGATGCGCTTGCGGATGCGCGCCTTGCTCACCCCGAACTCCTTGGCCATCTCTTCAACGGTTGCATCCTCGCGTTTGCGCCTGTATTTTACGATTTTGTCATCCAGCGCCTTGTCTTGATCCGAAATTGCAAACTGCATGAAGAACTCCGCCTCGCCGTATTCGTTGAAGTCCAGTTCGCGCTCTTGCAGTACCTCAAAGCTTTCACGCGCCTCGCCGAACTGCTGGCCAACCTGCGCCAGAAACTCCAGCTCATCAGCTTCATCGCTGAACGCCTGCTCCTTCACGCCCAGTAGCTGGTCGACCTGTTCCGGGTTGAGGCCGAAGCCAGCCGTCAGCATCGTGCGCGCCTGTTCGAGTGTGACCTTGCCCTGTGAGTAGTGGCGAACAATCCTCATCAGGTTTTGATACTGCCTGCCCGATAGCGTCTTGATAGCTTCATTTACGCCTGCGCTGGCTTCTACGGTCGTTTCACCTGCGTCGGGTGTTGGCGTGCCATTCGCCTCTGCAAGTGGCTCATAGCCTGCCTTTTCACGTAGTTCATCCTGCGTCAAAATCTGCATCAGCGCCTGCTCGGAAAGCTGCTCGGTGATCGGATCGAAAGGCTGCAGGTAGAGGCACTCGTAGCCGTTGAATGACGTTAAGTAGTTGATCATCCTCTCGACGATCAGAACGCGGTTCATGATGTAGGTATTTTTGAACAGCTCGTAAGCCTCCGACAGTTCCTTTCTGCCGCCAAGCTGCCCCTCCGTTCTGATGCCAAACAGCATCGGCGAGGTGACGTTGTGCGCCACGAAAATCTCCTCTTGGATCTGTTTGTTCAATAGGTCAAACTGCTTGTCAAGGTCGCTCGGCGTTAGCGACTGTATGCTCGGCGCGTTTTCCTTGCCGGTCGAAAAGGTCAGCACAAAGCGCCCTGCG